TTAGTTAAATAATTTTTATATTCATCACTAGTCTTAAATTTAATGTCTTTAATTTGTTTAGTTAAAGTAATTCTATTCGATTGGTAATTGTTTTTATTACTAATAGCTTCTTCAGGAAATCGACAACTTTGCTTATTATCGTGTTTGGATTTAAATTTAGGGAATCCACTACCGTTAATGAAGAATCGTTTATATGAGTCAAGCATATTTAAGATTGACTGCTTAAGTACTTTTGTATTGTGGTCATTTAAAAATGAATATTCTTCTGATTTAGTTAAGTCATTGTGAAAATAATTACCTAAGTGTGTGAGAGTTAAATTTGATTTATCGTTTAAATAAGCTGTTTTCTTTCTATCCAAACATTTATTATAAACCAACCTACTACAACCAAGAAGTTGGTTAATGTAACTCTGTTGAGTTTTGTTTGGATATAATCTTATTTTAACTGCCTTTAACATTGTTTTGTTTTATGGGACTTTCTATCCCCTTTCAATAAATACTTCAAAATATATTTAAAACCTTATTTTCCGATTATTTATTTTCACATAGTTTTAATTATATTTTCATAGTTTTTCGTAGGTTTTCTTTAACTGTTAATCAACCCTTAAACTTATTATTATTTTAATCTATTATTCTTTAACTTCTTCTTTAGTTTCTTCTTCTGGAGCATCTGTTGGAGCATCTTCTTTCTTCTCACCAAAAATAATCTCACCAATTGCTTGCTTGAATGTTTCTTTTGGGAGCGCACCCATTGCCATTTGAGGTTGACCCTCCATAGGTATGAATAGAATTGAAGGAATGCTTTGAATTCCAAATGCAGCAGCCACTTCGGGTTCAGTTTCAGTATTGATTTTATAAAAGTCAATGTTGTCATATTCCGTACTGAGTTCTTCAAGAATTGGAGCGATTGTCTTACAGGGGGCACACCACGAACTAAAATAATCCACGATTGCTGGCTTCTCGCCCTTAAATGACCATTCCTCGTTTTGAGTATAATCAAACACTAATTCTTTAAATTCTTCCGTTGTTAAATTTTCCATAATCTTTCTTTATCTTATAATTGTTATTTAAAAATTTTGTTTTTCGAAGTCAACTATCATACCATCAGGTAAGACCTTTAGTTTGATATCAATAAACACAACCGATGTTTCTGGTTGCTTATACACGTTAATTACGCCTGTCTTCTCTAAATCGTTTACATCGATTTCAACGATACAATCTCTGGTTTTAAGTTCATCTGCAATTTCCTTGGCTTCCTCAAAATCTTCTTTCATGATGGCAAATGCATAAATCATAGCAAGCTCTTCGATTTCTAATATCTTAAAATCAACTTCAGCATCAACTGAAACCGTTTTAATTTCACTTGGATTAACGTCTAAACCAAGTCTATTTTTCATTTTCCTTACGATGTATTCTCTTAATTCTTTTTCCCAGTCTACCATTGTTTTAATTTTAAAATTATTTATTCAGTTTCTTCCACGTTTCATGACAGTAACCAATTTGGTGTTTACAGTTATCGATAGGGTCGTGCTCAACACCCATCATAGGATAATTAGCTTTTATCTCTGGTGCAAAAGCAACAAGTGTTCTGACATCCATTTCAGACCTGAAGTACCAAGGAGTTTTAAGATGTGTTGCAACATAAGCGTCTTCAAGGATACCAATATCAAAACGAGCACCGTTACCCCAGATTTTCACTTTATCAACACAAAATCCCATCCAGATATTGAAAGCCCCCAATACACTTGAAATATCGAAACCCCCTTCACAAACTCCTTTTCTGGCTTCATCACTCTGTTTCATCCACCAATAGAATGTGCTGGCATTAATAATTAGTCCAGCATCCAAGCAACTTTCAAGGTCAACGACCATATAGAATTCTCTACCTGTTTCACCTGTTTCCATATTAAACTCAACAGCACCTATTGAAAGTATTGCTGCGTTACTTTTATTACCTAATGTTTCAAGGTCGAGCATTATGTCTGTATATTCCATATATTAATTTTTTGCTAAAGTATATAAAAAAAATGATTAATACAAGAATAATTATTTATTGTATCCATGTACTTCATCAAGTTCTGCCCATAACATATCAAGAACATCTTTATTAAGTTTGTCTGAATACCATTTCAACGCCATCATAAAGATAGGTCTGCGGTACTCGTATTCTGCCACATACTTCTTATACATTGAACTTCCGTGGTCTCTACTATACATGGCGTTAGCACGTATATCTGCCATCTTCACGATGATTGCTATGTAATCCTTCACGGTCTTGCCCATAGTGAACAGGTGACGTAGTAAACGATTTTCCTCGTGGACATCAGTTACATCCAATACAATACGAGCCACACGTTTATTGCTTGCTCCCGCAACATCATTGAAACTCACTTGAGCATCTTCAATTGTGTCGTGATAAAATCCTGCAATGACTGCAATTCGATAATCTTTATGATTTTTAAATACTGTTTCATATTTTTTAATTGAATCTACAACCATATCTAAATGAATTACATATTTCTTCCCATCATATTCACAATTGGTTTGATTGTGAAAATCGCTGGCTTTCTTACGATGTTCGTTTAAGTATTTTTCCATGTCCGATAATTTACTATTTTCCATATGCAAGGTTTTTTTACGTTGAATTTATTAGCTAAATGGATTGTTTTCGTTCCATTCTCATATTCTTTTCTAATCGTTCTTACTATTTCAGGAGTTAATTTTGAATTATTATTAAGTTCCCCACTTTTCTTCTTACTTTGTTTTTTTCTTGTTTCTATTGGAAGTGGTTTTCCTAAATGTAAATTACATAATAATTCCCTTACTTCCTTAGTGTGAGTTTTACCGAACATAGGATTTTTCTCCCCATTAACATCAGCATGATTTAACGAAATATTTAATCTATGTTCTTCTGAAAGTTTCCTACCGAGTAGATGTTTGCTTCCTACACCACCAAGACCCCCGTCAGTTATATTATACCCAATCAATCTATTTTGTGAATCATAATGTTTAATCCAATATTTTTCACGTTTAAATAATTCTTCTTCAGAATTACAAATTTCAAGGATTTCATTAATAAAATTTTCTCTCCCATATTTTTTTAATGCTTGTTTCAATATTTTCCCAGACCCAAGATAATTCTTACTTTTTGACTTATGAAATCCAATATATATTTTATTATTAATTAAATTAGTTGTTTTATAGACGTACATATACTTTTCACATAAATACTTTGCATCTTCAATAAGGTCATGTAAAAATTTTATTTAAGTCATTGGGTTAACACCAAGTCTCATAGCATCATCTATTTTATATATCTTAATGCCTTCAAATCTACCGTTCCACATTGGGTCGTTATTATAAAGACTACCATCACCTTTAGTTTGTAGGAAGTCAATGCTGTTCTCATACCTTTTATTCTTGGCATCATGAACAACCCACCACCCATTAATAGTTTCATATGGACTGTCAATCCATATAGTGTCACCGTATTCTATTCTTCCCTTATATAAAGGAGACGTGCTATCAGCCAATAACTTCATTCTGAACTCACAGTCAAGCATTTCTTGACTGATTGCAATCCATCGTTGTTCACTGGCTTTGTATGGGTTAATTCTTGACCCGTCACCAGTTATAGTTGGAGTAGCATCACATTGCCTTGCTTCGGCATGATAGATAGTACCCCAGATATTTTCATAGATAGGTTCAACATCTATATCACGCTCACCAACATAATCAGTTTTACTAATCATTGATGTTGATATCATCATAACAATCAATAACATAAGGATTCTATATATAAAATTTTTCTTCATTTGTTTCTAATTATTTTGCAATTATACGAATTTATTTTTAAAAAGTTACAATTAAATATAGAAAAATAAATACTTTTTTATTTGAAATAGAATAAATTATTATATATTTGCATTATGAAAAATAAATTAATCCAAGGTGCAGCAAAATTATATTTCAGTAAAAACGTTAATAATAATAATACATTTGACAAAAATACTCCAACTGAATGTTATCTTGCAGGAGCACAATTTGTGATTGATGCACAAAAAAAACGAAATAATTGTAACCTTCCTGAACTTATTTCGTATAATCAGAAAAGAAATGATATGGATAAATATGAAAAAATATTAAAAAACGTTGAGAAGATATTTAAAGTGAGCGGTTTTTATATCAGTATAGCAGGTGACCCCAGTGTGGGCATCAACCCAGCTTCATGGGAAATCCGAAACGATTTTTATTTTGACAATCAAAAAGAACTTGAAGAATTCCGTAAAGAAATTAAGAGTCTTTTTGAGTTTCATTGTGGTGAAGACACAAGTGTAATTACTTTTGAAGAAAATAAAAAACAACTCGATACCGAAGAGCAAACAATATTTGACCAACATAAAGTTCGTTATCTTATAAAAGATGATGGTTTATTTAAACAAGCTGACTCAACTGCAAGTTATTCCAGTAGTGTTGGTGACGGCATTCATTTTGAAGTTCCACATTGGATTGATAAAAATAGTAACGTAGGTGAAGACCGAGTAATCAACTCAACAACTGATGAATATTGGAAGATTCTCAGAGAAGAAGCTGGTCGTCTGGAAAACGAAATCCGAAATGAAGAATATAGATTGAAGGATGCCAAGAGAAATCTTAAACTAATTCAGAACGAACTCAGACATGGATAAATTATCTTTTTTGATGTGGGGACGTATTTATGATAAACATTATCATGGGAACGAAACACGTATCGAAAAAAGAAACATCGAAAATCATAGAATTATCAAAAATTAAATCCCAAAAGGATATAGCTGTAATATTTGAAAGCAATCAACCAGAAATAAGTAAAATATTAAGATTAAATGGTGTTAAACGAAAGAAAAGTCGATTGAATATGAGTCACCTTGCACTTGATATCGATTATTTTAAAAAAATTAATAGTTCCGACAAAGCCTATTGGCTTGGTTTTATTTGTGCCGATGGAAACATTAATAAAAATAATAATAAGGTTAGTTTGATTTCAAAAGACTTGGAAGTGATTGAGGGATTTAAAGAAAGTATTGGTGCAGAACACGCCATTTCTAAAAGAGAAAATTTCGATAAGCGTACTAATAAAACATATACTGGATATTCGATTCAAATTGGTAATGAGATTTTCACCAATCATTTAATTAATTTAGGTGTCACATCAAATAAAACGGATGTGCTGGAATTTCCAGACATCAAAGAAAAATATTATTCATATTTTATCGCTGGACTTTTTGATGGTGATGGTTCAATTATTATTAAAGGAAAATATAAAAATCATCTTGGTGTTAATTTAATATCAACATTAGAAGTTTTAAATTATATTGATAATTATTTGGAGAATGAATTTGGATTCAATTTTAAAAAAAGTTTCCTTGTCACAAAAAATAAGGTAAATGTATGGAAAACATATTTAGATGCCAATGGTCATGATTTTTTAAAATTTGTTTATCAAGACGAGAATTTTAAATATTATTTAAAAAGAAAATATGATTTATTCTTGAATAATATTAACAACAGACAAAATGTTCGTCATTTTAGAAAAATTCTACAATATGATAAAAATATGAATTTAATTAATTCGTGGAATAGTCAGAAAGAAATTGGGGAACAATCGGAATTTAATAAAAATGCATTAAACGTATATTTGAGAAAGGGTAATAAACGAGGTTATTATAAAAACTATATTTGGAAATATGAAGACATATAAATTCCCTTGTTATTCTAATACCTGTTATAAAATAAAGAGATTTTTTACACACAAAACATTTTAGTTATGACATTTTATCAACCAGATTACAAATACTTTGAAGCAAAAAAAATTGTTGAGGAACTTGGTGACAGTGAAAAAGACGAGGCAATTAAATATTATATTCAAGTACATCAAGCATCACATGATGAAGATAAAAAAACTCTTGAAAGGTTTTTTGGATTTTTTAACACATTAAATTCATTTCTACCCAAAACTGGTGGTGTTTTAAGTTAAATAATAAAAACATTTTAAATTATGAATATAGATGATAATGATGATGCATTAATTGAATGGCATGATAAATATGGGACTTCTGAGAGTCTTCTATTGAAAGAAGTTCAAGCTGCTGGGTTCAAACCCGTGGGTATTACAGTTATGATGTGTGAAGAAACCTTTATTTTCAAAGGAGATACCGATGCTAAAGCAGCAGCTAAACAATTTCTTCCCGAAGGTTGGTGGTATGGACTTGATGGTTGGTATGATACCAGAGAAGAATATGTGAAGAAATTTTATGGCGGTGATGAAGACCTTGCCCCAACAATATATTGGCTTGACCCTAATTTTGCACCAAAATAATTGATATGAGATTTTTAATACAAAAAATAGACCATCGGGTCAAACATGATTTTAGTTTTACATTACTTGAATCAATTGAATTCCAGAAATGGTTTCAAAATGATAAAAACGTAATAGCTTCAAAATATATTGATTATTATGATTATAAGAATTGGTGTTTTAAACCATTTCATCAACATTATGTGCCTGTTGGAAGTGTTGAATTTGTTACTACATGGTTTGAAAGATTTTGTGACCATACACCTAAACCAATTAATGTTCCTGAAGAATTGTTTAAATATTGTAACCGTATCATATGGAATGGAAATGAAAATGGATATATTGGTTATGAGGAATTATTTGTAAAATCGAATGATAATATTAAAGGATTTAAAGAATTTATAAATTCAAGTAAACCTTTACCCAAGGGTAATTATCAGTTTTCAGAAGTAACTGATATCGAATCAGAATGGCGTGCCTTTGTCTATCAAGGGAAACTTGTAGGACTTCAGAATTATAGTGGTGAGTTTACTATGTTTCCAGATGTGGAACAAATAGAACATATAATTAAAGCATATAAATCAGCACCTATTGCATATACTCTGGATGTCGGGGTCTTTGACGAGAAAACGTTTGTTGTAGAAATTCACGATTTCTTCAGTTGTGGTTTATATGGATTCTCAGACCATAAAATATTGCCATATATGTTATATAGGTGGCATCACGAATATATGGGTAAACATAAATTATATGGAAATAAATTGTAACTTTATAAATTAAAATTCGTATAATAAATAAAATAAATAAAAAATGGAAAACAGTAAATTTATAAAAGGTTTTAGCTATAAAGCATTATGTGATATTTTTACTCCCAATGGTATTGTGAGCGAAGGAATGATTCTCACCGCAAAAGAATGGGAAGATGTTTTGGTATTTGAAGTAGGTAATAGTTTTAATGAAATGTTTGAAATAATAATTGAAAATAATATGACAATTAAACAGATTTTTGACGAGATTGCTGCCGAGTCAGGCACGAATGAGAAGATGAATATTCTTACTAAGTACAAGGATAATGATGTTCTCGTTAATGTATTATATCAGGCTAACTCCAAGAGAGTTAAGTTTTACATGAAACAAATTCCTGAATATACTTTATGTACTGGTGAATGTTATAATTTAGATTGGGCATTAATTCAGTTATCGTTATTTAGTAGTAGAGCCATGACTGGTAATGTAGCAATTCAACATTTAAAAAAAATTCTTGAATCTCTTTCAATCGATGATGCTTATATCATTAAACGCATTATCGAAAAGGATTGTAAAATCGGTATGGGAACACGCAATATTAATAAGGTGATTCCTAACCTCATTGAGAAGACCGGGTACATGGGTTGCAAGCCATATTCCAAGGATTTAATCACTAAATTATTGGCTAAAGGCGCATGTTATAGTCAGGAAAAAATGGATGGCAGATATATTAATATTGTAATTAAAGACCATATAATTATAAATGAATCCAGACAAGGTGAACCTACAATTATGGATAACCCAGCTTTCATGGCTGAACTTGCACAACTTCCAGATTGTGTTATTAATGCTGAATTGACTATGGCTGGTGTTGAGAGATATGAGAGTAATGGAATTATCTCGTCTCTAATTAGTATTGCCAACAAACAAGCAGAAGGTGAAGACATCACCAAGAGTGTTAATAAACTCGAAACCAAGCACATGCCATACCGTGAGGCATTGAATGCTGTCAGGGTTACTGCTTGGGATATCCTAACTCTTGAAGAATATGCTACAAGGAAATGTATTAGACCATATAGTGAGAGACTTAATGCATTAAGGAAAGCACTTCAAGGATTTGACATGCTATCTATTGTAGAAACCAGAGAAGTGACTACTGTTGAAGAAGTAATGGGACATTTTGAACAAATGTTGAAGGAAAATAAAGAAGGAACTGTGGTAAAGAGTAAAGATGGTGTGTGGAAAGATGGGAAGCCTGTCTATCAAACGAAAGTAAAACGAGAGATAAACATTGACCTGAAAATTATTGGATTTAATTATGGTACGGGCAAAAATTCATCATTAATATCATCAGTAAATGCCGAATCTGAAGACGGTTTACTAAAAACATCACCAACAGGCATAAATGAGGATGATATGAATTATATTACAAGTCACCAAGATGAACTTCTTAACACGATTGTTGAGGTAAAATGCTCTGGATTATCTCAAGACAACAAAGGAAATTTCTCTCTTCTTCATCCAGTATATAAATTATTGAGGAATGATAAAATTATTGCCAATACATTAGGTGAATGTATTGAAATAAATAAATCGTGTTCATTATTATAATTTAATTGCTGACCAACCAATATATACTCCATATTTATTTAAAACATCCCTTTTCATATGTTTATAACTATAAATTGATTTACCATTATTGTAATATGATTTTCTAAGTGCATATAATGGTAAATCATTTTGTTTACAAATAATTTCAAAATTTCCATTACACTCGAATTTCAAAATTTTGTCTTTATCATAAATATTAATTTTATTTGCTGCGGGATTTTTCGAACCAATAAACATACCAAGTCTACTTTTTGACATATTTTCACATGCTTCTTTTGTTCTTTTAAGACCCCTATTTCCATTACCAGCATTTATTATATGTTCTTTTGATTTAGGCACGCCACTTAACGCAACCGATTTTTTCCTTTTAGATTCAATACTTTGTTTCACACCTAACTTAGCCTGTCTCATTTTTTCTCTTGATGCATCAGAAAGAATATAATCACATCTATAACCACCCCCAATAGTCATATTATACCCATTTTTATATGTATCAAATTGTTTTATATGATATATTTCACGGCAATTTACTTCAGGTAATGAAGTAATACCCTCTTCCAATATTTCAACTTTAAAATTATCAATACCATATTTTCTAATTGCTTGATGAAATTTAAACTCGCTATCAGTAGTACTTAAATAAATATGTTCGTATTTTCTTAATTCAATACCACGACAAGTGAATCCAACATATGATTTACCGTTAATTTTATTGGTAAATTTGTAAATTAAATAAATTTTATTTAGAATTCGTTTCATTTTTTAAAATTTTTAATTAATTCTTCAATGAAATTGGATTTATTTTTTGTTAGATTTTCTAATTTTGTGTTAATTTGCCTTGATATAGTAATACTAAGTTTTACTTTTTTATCTAATTCTTTTAATTTTGGTCTGCTCATGATTTTTATTATAAATACTAAATTATTTTCAAAAAGTAGTGTTTAAATACTATTTATTGAAAATAATTTGCATATTTCAAAATAATTATTTAATATTACCAATAAATTATAATTAAAACAATAAGATATGTGTTATAGTGGACAGTGTATATGGGAAGGTTATATGGGGAACTGTAATTTTCCTAAAAATAGTGCTGTAAGAGATAAATATCCTCATCCTGTTTGTGAAATTGGTGATGATAATGAGGAAGATGCTCAGAAAACCAAAGAAGCAATTGCTGATATTAAAAATATATTAAAAAATTGTAACCTTAGTAAATAGTTTTCGTATAATAAGTATGAAATTCAAAGGCAGATATAGTCAGGCGTATACTCTCGATAGAGAAGCCAAGGAATTGGTTGTTGAAGTTGAGTTGAAACAAAGAGATGGTCTTATTGAAGCAGGACAGAACATCTATTACGGTGTGGCAACAGCAAATAATAAAGAGATTAAACATAAGGACTTGCCTTATTGTGTTAATGCTGAACACATGGCAGAAATAATTGGATTGGAAATTATTGAGGCATGGAAAACCAGAGCAAAAAAAGAAGATAAGAGTTTTAGATTAAAAAGAAAAAAGAAATGAAACCAGCAGAATTTTATGAAATAATGATTCGCTTTGTCGATGAACAAAAGCGTTGGAAATCACTTAACATTGGTGATATTATTTATGATGCACAATGCAGATATGGTGATATTGATTATCATAAAATGAAAATTCTTGAAATCGATATTGATGAACGAACTATTAAAGCTCATGATGTTACTGGTAATCATCAAGATACTCTTCATGGTTTTTTAACTGAAGAAGAATTTAAAAAGGTATAATTATGAAAGCTAAAGCATTAAGATATAAAGAAAGCAAAGAATTTATTTATATTCAAGAATTGGGTGGTGAACCAAGTGTATTTACTTCGGATTTACCAAATCTTCATCCCATGACAGCAACTATTGAACTTATTGGTGGAATGTTGGAAGATAATGATTTCTATGAAGGTCTGGATTTAGATTTAGATGCTATTGAACTTGTAGAACTTGATATTATTGAATCTGGAAAAGTAGGTGCAGATATCAGAAATAAACTTGGAAACTATAATAGTTTGGTGCAAATGGTCGAACTTCTTTTGATGGAAAAAGACCATGAAAGAAAGATAAAATTAAAGAAACTTGTAAGAAAAGAAATAAAACTTGGACATGAAACTGTCAAGTATCTTGCAAATCTGCTTTAAAATACATATATTTGTGAAATGAAAAAAAATTAAAAAGAGATTTTGGAATAACATATGACGATTATAATCAAATATTAAATGAGCAAAACGGTAAATGTGTTATTTGTGGTAAAACCGAAGAAAAAAATGGTAAAATGTTAGCTGTTGACCATTGTCATGAAACAAATAAAAATAGAGAACTATTATGTTCAAGCTGTAACATCTGTATTGGATTCATTGAAAAAAATAATCTCGATATTGATAAAATTAAAAATTATATTAATAAACATAAAATAATTACAAATGGGGTATCTCAGTATTAACAATCTTTATAAAGACCAAACCATTTTACTTTTCAAAGAGGCTTATGCACTTGAGAAGATACATGGGACTTCGAGTCACATTGGTTGGAAGTTCGAAACCAAGCAAGTTAATTTCTTCACTGGAGAAAATCATAACTTATTTTTAACATTATTTGATGAACAGTTTCTAATTAAAAAGTTTGAAGAGATGTTTCCAGACCAAGATGCAGTTATTTATGGTGAACATTACGGTGGTAAGTGTCAGGGCATGTCAAATACTTATGGAAAAGTATCTAAGTTCGTGGGGTTTGATGTGAAGGTAGGGTCTGTTTGGCTTAACGTACCAAATGCTAATGATGTATGTGTTAAGTTCGGTTTAGAGTTCGTGCACTATGACAAGATTGAAGTCTGTCTTGAGAACCTGAATATTTTCAGGGATATGCCAAGCATACAAGCAGTGCGTAATGGCATAACTGAACCCAAACC